GTCTTCCTTTGCCCCCGCTCCCCAAAAAACGCGCCCCTCGGCGCGGTCACAGGAGCAGCGGGGTCTTCCTTTGCCCCCGCTCCCCAAAAAACGCGCCCCTCGGCGCGGTCACAGGAGCAGCGGGTTTGTGTAGTTGTCCTCGTCTAGGCTCCTGTTGCCCCTGCTTTGGTTGCAGGCACGGCCGCACACTGGGCATGGGGCGTTACTGCCGTGGGCTGGTCGGGCTAGCTCGGGGTCGAGTGGCTGGTGTGGTTGTTTGCTCAGTGGGATGAGGTGGTCGACCTGTGTGGCTCCTGGATGTCCGCACAGGTGGCACTGGTCTCCCCACAGCTCCAGCACCTGCCGTTTCCACCTGGTGTAGGGTCTTCCGGCGCGGTGTCTCCGTTTACCCATACCCCTATACCCCCCTGTGGGTCTCTCGGGACACCCCCCAGGGTATAACGTTCGGCCCCCGGGTTACCGCCCGGGGGCCGAACTCCCTATCCCCACCCCTTAGGATAGCTCACTGTCCTTGCCCTGGGAGGTCGACAGGGCCGGACCGTCATGTACCCAGTATACCATGCCGTTTGCCCGCTCGTCATGGGGTGTCGAGGGGCTGGATGACGATCCGGCACCCTGGGGCGTCTAGGGACTCGGGGTCTTCTCCGGCCCATACTTTTGCGGCGCGGGTGTATTCGACGACCCGTGCGTCGTCGCGCCACACCCCGGCGGCGGTCAGGGCGTCTTCGGTGGATCGGATGAGTTTGGATAGGTCTGGTGGAGTGTGTGGGCGGGTTGGGGCGTCTGGCCGTAGCAGGTGTGAGTTCCGTCCGGTCCGGTAGTGGGATCGGGGTCGGATCATGGTGAAGACCATCCGGACTGCGACTGGTCCTTCGATGGGGTACCCGGGGAGGAGTTTCCCGCAGTTGTTGGGGCAGGTGCAGCGGATGTGCTGGTGTGCGGTGGTTCGGACGTCGGCCCGCCAGGGGTGGAGGGCTTTGGACGATTCGATGAGGATGCCGTTTCCGACGTGTCGTTTGCTGCCTTGGGGTGCGGGTTTCCCGTAGACGGTGATGGTTAGGGGGGTCATGGTGGTTGCTCCTCTCAGTATGGTGGCTGGTCTGTGTGGCGGGTGGGTTGTGGGGTTGTGGGGTTGTTGGTGTTGGTCGGCCAGACGAGGGTGCATCTGTGTTCGGGGGCTGTAGGGTGTCGGTGGTTGGCCCGTGCTCTGCTTTGGTCTACGTGGACCAGTCCGGTCCGGGTGATCCAGTAGAGTTGTAGGCCGAGCAGGGCGGCTTGGATTTGTTGTGGTCGATCGAGTGCGGTGGGGTCGGCGATTGCTCGGAGTCCTTCGGCGAGTCCGGTGAGGGTCGGTCGTTGGCATCTGGGGCAGGTGCGGACGACCGGCGGCGTGGTTACCAGGTAGGCAAACACCGGAGACCCCAGATATGTGGACACCGGAGGGATATGTGGACATGTGGACATGTGGACACCGCGCGCAGGGGGGTGTGCATCGTCAACTCCAATTGACAGAGCAGCCAAGGGTGACATGGCCCCTGACTTCGTAAGATAGATAATAATCAATTAATACTACACCCCCGTGCACGGCACCCCCTCTGGTGTCCACACTGTCCACTGTCCACATATGTCCACATGTCCACATATGTCCACATATCCCTCGGATACCTATCGGGCAATACTCCGCACCTGCACCGACTCCTGCCCCGTACCGGGGTTGAGGACCCGCCGCTCGATCAATCCATCCCCTTCGAGGAGCGTCAATGCCTCGTCGAGTAGGTGGCGGTCCCGCCCCAACATCACCGACAAGGTCCGCCGGGGCACCCACTCCCCAGGTTTGCCCCGCAGACGCTCCGCCACCCTCTCCACCACCCGGGCGGTCTTACGGTCCGCGATGGCTGCTGCCTCCTCGGCGGCAGCCTCGTCGGCCCGCGCCCGGAAGCGGCCCCTGCGGGCTGCCTCTCGCTCGGCCCGCTGCGACAACATGTTCTGACACACCGCCCGGGTCTGCTCTGACACCAGTTGGATACGTGCCGCCAACTCCCAGTCGGCCTCAGACACCTCACATCTGCGGTCTAGGAACCCGAGCAGGGCGGCGACCTTCAGCCGGGTGAGCAGGGCGTGGCCGTACAGGTCGTTGGCCTGTTCGGTCAGGTCCATGTCGAGCCGGGCGTCCCGGGCTTGCCAGATCGCCTCCTGGGCCGACCAGCAGACCGGGATCTCGATCTGCGGTTTCCGTTCGACCGGCTCGTCCTCGGGCTGCTCCCCGTGGGGCTGCCACACCTCGTAGTCCACCCACCAGGCTTCTGGGGCTGGTCCGACCAGCCGGTGGGGCTGCTGCCGTCGGTGTGGGTCGTTGGTGGGGAACCACAGCCAACGTTGCGGGGTGCCGCCGTCGGCGTCTTCGAGCAACACTCCTGCTTTGGCCGGTTGGATGCCGGCGATGACCGCCGCCCGGTAGTGGTGTGCCCGCACCGGCCGCCGCTTGTACCGGTCGGCGTAGTGCGCGCCGAGCGCCTCTCCGGAGTAGACTTCCCGGAGCGTGGCCAGCAGGGTCGACCCGGTCATGTTGGCGTGTGCGGCGAGACTGTCGATCTCACCGACGGTGAACAGGGCGGTGTCGTTGTACTGCACCGGCCCTTCTTTGGTCTGGGCGGTGTAGCTGGCGTCGATCCCCTGGCCGGTCCCGAGTTTCTTCACCGGGGTGAGGTGGGCGGCCGGCCCGAGCAGCTCGGCCGCGACGGCGGTCGCGGCTCCTTTCCCTGCCCCGGATGGCCCGACCAGCCCGACGAATATGTTGAGGCTTGCCACCCCGCCGACGATGGGTGGCAGCACGACGTGCGGGCCGATCCGGCAGGCGGCGTGGGCCAACACCGCCCCGAGTACGGCCCATGGGCTGACTCGTCGTTTCCGGGCGAGTGACCGGATGGCTCGTAGGATCGGCCGTTCGTCCCAAATCTCCCCCGCCACGTTTGACGCGGGCTCCAGCGCCACCCCGGGGGTCGACATACCGGCGGCCGGCTCCTGTGCGCTCCCCGTGGACAGGAGACGGGTCGTCGGGGTGGCCGGCGGTGCCCCGTACCCTGCCCGTCGGAGTGCTTGGGCGGCGGCGCGGAGGTCTCCCCCGTGGTACCTCCATGCGTACCACTCGCCGGGGCTCAGTCCTCGGTGGGTCGGCAGCCCGGCGTTCTCTGAGAACACGTAGAGGACTTGCCGCCCGTCTTCGACGTAGACGTTGCCGGAGACCCCGTCGCGGGGGTCTTTCCCAGGTCGGGTGTAATGCCGCCGCCCTTGGGTTTCGTAGGCGAAGGTCCACCCGTCGTGTTCGAGCAGTTGGCACAGGTCGTTCCGTGTGGCGTACTCGTCGAAGGGGCTCGGGCCGTCCAGGTCGGGTGTGGCGGGCGGCCGGAGACGGGTTTGGACACGCCGGACAGGTGTCGGGGGTGTCGGAATGCCGGGCCGTGGCTCCTGTGCGCCCCCCGTGGATGGGAAGACCCTCCGTGACCCGGTCGGGATGGCCGCCCGGAGTTGCTCGTATGTGTACCGAGGTCCGCCCCCCCATTCGATCTGACATGGCCGGGGCTGTCCCGGGACCTTCCGGTTTACCGTCCCCGGGATGCGCAGGATACGGGCGAGGTCACCGACCCCGGTCCCGTAATGCCACCCCAGTTCGGCCGCCCGCCGTCCGATACTCTCCTGCAGGTCGGCGGACAGCTCGGCGAACTGTTCCCGTGTCTGCGGGTCGGAGACGTCCCAGGGCCGTTCGGGCAGCCAGATCGGGTACAACCCGCCGCCGGAGTGGATCCACGCGCTCGGCTCTGGCAGGTGTGCGACCAGCCGGCGGGTGGTGTCCTCGTCTGGCGGCAGTTGCCGCCCCTCGTACCTGCTCGGGTCGTGTTTGTGCCCCGGTCCGGCGATGTCCAGATCCGCCCACAGGCCCAACAGCGCGACCGAGTCGGCGGCGGTGCCGCGCTTCTCGGCTTCTGGGCGGATGGTGGTCATCCGGAGGAACACCCCCGGGTCCTGGTCTCGCCGGGCGATCTCGGCGAGGATCTCCTGCAACTGGTGCGGGTGGTGGCGGGTGCCTTTGAAGTTGGTGCTCTTGGAGCCGATCCACACCATACCTGGTGTGTCCGCTGGGCAGATCATCCGCAGCCACCCGGCTGCCTGTTCGAGGTCTTGTTGCAACGGCGTTACCTCCTCCCTTCGGGAAGGGTCGGCCCCCCGCCCTTCACGCTTTGCGCGTCTTGGTGCGGGGGGCCGACGGTCTGCGGTGTGGCGGTCAGCTAAGGCCGAGCTGGTTCCTGAGCTTAGCAGCCTCCTCGGGCTGGAGCTGAGCCAGCAGCGCGGCGATGGTGTTCGGGTCGACGGCCGGGACCGCCGCCTGCTGGGGCTGTGCCGGGGCGGCCGGGGGTGCCCCGACCTGCGGGACGGGCGCGGGGGCTGGTGCCGGGGGCCGCTGGGGCATGGGTGCCGGGGCGGGGGCCGGCGCGGGGGTGTTGCCGTTGGCGGTGGCCCGGTTGGCCTCGATCTCCCGCCGGGCCTGTTCCTCGAACCACGGGTTCTGGGTGAGCCACTGCTCGGCGTAGGCGACAGACTCCGGTTCGGTGGTGGCGTCTTGCAGCATCCACGGCGGGCTCTGCCGGGGCTTGGCCTCACCCTGAACCATCCGGGCGAGCACGGTTTCGCCGATCTGCTTGCGCAGCCCGAGCAGCCGGGCGTTGAACCACAGGACGCTCTGGTAGGTCGGGTGCTTACCGGTGTCGGTGGTCTGGGTCAGCACGGCGACGTTGACCCGGACGGCCGGCACCGGCTCGTCTCCGTAGGCGGTCTTGATACCGGGGACGTACTCGGTCGGGATGATCAACAGGAGTTGGTTGTGTACGTCGGCGGGGGAGAGCTGGTCTCCGCTCGTCGCGGGCTTGGACAGTGCCACAGGTGTGTCCTTTCTCTCAGTCACCTCGGTCTGGGCCGTAACGTTTGACTTCCCCGCCGATCGACGGGGCGCCGACCCGGGTGAGGGTCGGGTGTGCGTCCGCACACCAGATGTGTACCAGCCCGTTGACGGGCCGGGTGTGCCCCTGTTCGGCCAGTCTCCCCCGGCACCAGACCCGCTGGTGTTGGGGGTAGATGCCCTCCTTGCAGACCTTACACAGGGTCAGTTGTTTATCCTTGTTCGCGGACCGGGGGCCACCGATCCGGGGTGTGGGGAACAGCCCCACCGTCGGGTCACCTCCTGTTCTCCGTAGGTTGGGATGGCATGGGGCCAGCAGGGGCCACCCCTGCTGGCCCCATGCCCGCCTCAGCCCAGCAGCCGGCAGAGCTCATCCTGCCTGACCAGGTAGTGGCCCCCCGGGGTGCGCACGCTGGGCAGTTTGCCCGTCTTGATCCAACGGTAGACGGTCTCCTGGCTGACCCCGAACACCTTGGCCACCTCCCGGCTGGTGTACGCCCGGCCCCCCGTCTCGCGCAGGATGTGGCCGACTCGGACGGAGATGAGCCGCTGGACGGTGGGGAGCTGCACGATCATTTTGAACCTCCAAGAGGGGGGGAGGGGGCGGGGGGCCGGCCCCCCGCCCGACATGCCCCGATATTACACCAGGATTTGACCCCGCGTCAAGCCCCTGGGCAACTGGAGTCTGACACCGGTCGACCTTTGACCAGGAACGGGCACCAGACACAGTCCTCTTCGTCCGGTTGGCCCGGGATCATCCCGATCGGCAACACCTGGGACAGTTTCTCCACCGTAGCTGCTCGTCGCAGCGCGTCCTCTGCGACCTTCCGGTCGTACGGTTCGCTGTCCACATGCGCGTCACTGAGGAAGTTCGACCTCGGCAGGTAGATGTTCTTCACCGTCTTGGGCTGGTACCCCGCCAACTCCCAACCCAACCCGTACAGGTGTCGCTGGACGCGGTAGATCTGCGGGGTCCCTTCGACCTTGACCTTCTTCAACGAGTCCGCCCCGACAAGCTTCCAGTCGATGACCTCGTCGGTGTCGGTGTCGTACAGGTCGCTCGATCCGGTCGTCCCGTACCCCTGCTCGATCGGGACGTCCGGCCCGGACACGATCGTCACCCGCTGCTCGATCAGGAACCGTTGCCGACCCAACACCTCATTCTGCCACCGGGCGATAGCTCGGGCAAGCCACGCGTGGATGGCGGTCCCGAGGATGGCGAACCAGTAGTCGGCGGAGGTGTTCACCGGTTTGGCACCCCGCATCTTGTACGCGAGCTGCCGCATACAGGGGGTGCCCAGCTCGGACGGTCCGATGTGCTCCTGCAAGCTGCGCGGGCTGTTCCGGTTGGCCCAGTAGATCGCCTCACGTAACACCTGCCAGGTCGGGTCGACCGCCCCCGCCGGTCTCGACAGCGCCATCACGACCGCCCCTGCTCGATCGCCCACCAAGGGTCGGTGGGACGTGTCCGCGCCCAGTCGGCCTCCACCTGGTCACAACTGGGGACGATCTGCGGGTCCCGGTTGTTCCTCGGGTAGCAGAATCGGGGTCGGTGGGTCGGCTCCGTGTGGTTCACCGCGTGGTTGATCCGGTCGTACCCGACCCCGACGACCAGCGCGGCCAGGAACACGACAAACTGGAAATACTGGACCTTCACCCAGACCGGCACCGTGTCACCTCCTGTTCTCCATGGGGTTGGGGAGTGTGGGGCCAACAGGGGTGTCCCCGCTGGCCCCACGATTTTACCCCTACCGTATGATAGCTTCCGCGTGGCAGGGCTGCCCGTCCTTGACGTGGGCGAACGGCAGCCCCTCGCCCTCGCCGACCTGCTGGATGCGGCGGCCGTCGATCTTGATCATGCAGGTGATCCACTCGACGGGGGAGATCGGGTCAGCGGTCTGTACGTCCAGGAACGCCAGTGACCCCTTGGCCGCGTCCCGCTTCTCCTCGAACTTCCCGGGGCCGGTGAGCACCAACGTCTGCCGTCGGGTGTCCACCTGCCACGCGATCGACACCTCGCGGTCTCGCGGCCACCAGGTGACGATGAACTCGACTCGCCGCTTACGGTCGTCGGTGGTCTTCGGCGGGTTGATCGGCGCCTTGCTGTTGAGGGGTTTGACGTTGGGCTGCTGCCCGAGTGGCTTACCGCAGCTTGGCACCTTCATCGGTAGGACGAGTGCGGCCACCAGGGCGAACACCTGTAGCGTACGGTTCACTTCACCTCCGTGTGGGTGTCGGGTGGGGCGGGGGCCGGTGGTCTCCGACCCCCGCGACCTGGGGGGTCCCCAGATCTAACCCACCGTAACACCCACCTTACCAGAGGGTCAATTCCTCCCAGTCGGGTGGCAGGTCGATCGGCTTGTGTTGCGGCAACGTCCGCACCCTGCGCACAGGCAGGTGCCGCCACCCCGCCCGCCCGTCGGCGACCGGGACGGTGACGATCGGCCACCTGCTGGTCGCGTCGATCAGCTTCGCCGGTAACAACCGGCAACAACCGGTAACACTCGAACAGGGCCGTCTGGGTCACCGGGCGCAGGTGTACGATCGGTGCCGGGCGGGGGGATCTCCTCGAACTTCATGACATCAACCCCGCGAGGACACACAAGGTGAACAACATGTCGACCAGCAAGGTCAACACCAGCACGTACAGACACCCCGGCCCGCGTTTGGCCGCGCTGTCCCGACGGCCGCCGGAGCGGCCCTGCCGGTTACGGAACGACCACGAATACCGGCCGGGGTCTTGGACCTCCCAACCCATACGCCCCCCTCCTACCTGTCGTCTTGTTCTTCCAGCCACGCGACCAGCACGTCACCTAACACGTACGCGACGTTCTGGAGCGTGACCAGCATCCAGTCTCCCCGGTTCTCAATCAGACCGTACGACTGTTTGTGGATGCCCAACCTCTGGGCCACCTCGGCCTGTGACAACCCGAGTGACTTCCGCCGGTCGACCAGCAACTGCATGAACTGGGCACGGTCCCACCAGTCCCGCTGTGGCCCGGTGTTGAACTGCGGGACCTGGAACCCGGTCCGGATGGCACTGCGGGGGGCCAACACCAGCCGGGCGCCGAGCGCACCCGCCCAACCTTGGACGTTCGACACCAGCCAATTGTCAGCCCGCTCGGCTTGACCGGCGGTGGAGATGGCCAGACCTCGGGCTTCCGCCATCATCTGGTGGGTGACCCCCAGTCGTAGACGCCGCGTGACCAGCATCTCCCGCAGCGCCAACCGGTCGGACAGCCCCTGGGGATCGAGGTCCACGGGTTTCATCGCCACGGCAGATACCCCCCCACCCGCCACCGCAGACCGGCCCACCACCACGACAGCCGGACCGCCCAGTCGAGCTGGTTCCAAACTCTATCCATCTGACCTCCTAACGTGGGGCGGGGGGACACCCCCCCGCCCCGTCTCTGTCATTGCCAGGTCACAGCCTTTGCCCACAGGTGTGGGTCCAACAGACCGGGGTCCAGCTTGAGACGCGCCCGGGTCACGGTGACGTACGCCAACATCAGGTCGGCCGTGTCGACCGGCTCTGGCGGCTCGGGCGGGATGAAGTCGTCGGCGACCTGCACCCGGTCCCACTCCAGCCCCTTCGCCTTGTGGGCCGTCGAGACGGTCAGGGCCGCTTGCTCCTTGGGCACCAACCGTTTGATCGCGTCGATAACCGCCGCCGGGCCGATCCGGTGGATGATGTTGACCAGCCGGCGCAGGTCCGCCCCGCTCTCCTCCTCGTCGACGTACCGCAGCAGGTCCGACCAGGTGGTGAACGCGGCCAGGTCGGGGTGTTCCGTCCCACGTCCCGCCATCAGGTCCAACGCGGCGTACGCGAACGACAGGATGTCGCGGCCGGCGGTCTGGTCACCGGGCGCCATCGCCACCGGGACACCTCGCTCCTGTGCCCGCAGGATGTGGGACAGGGCGGTCCCGTTGGTTCGGCACAGGATGGCGTCCGCCGGCTGGTCCAACGGCCCGACCTCCGACCGGACCGGGTCATGCCCGACCACCCGGTGCGGTGACCCCAGCAGGTCCAGCCACTCGTTGGCGTATTCGGCGATGGCCGGGCCGAACCGGAAGCTCTTGGTCAACGCCAGACGGGTCCCGGTGAAGGTGGACATCGCGTCGACCGCGCCGCGCCACCCGTACAGTTGCTGGTTCCGGTCGCCGACGTAGACCAACTGGGCGTGGTCCTGGCGGGCGACGATCGAGGCGATCACCGGGTTGGCGTCCTGTGCCTCGTCGAACAGGATGTAGTCGTGTGGCAGCTTCGGGTCCCGCAACTGCCACAACTTCAGGTAGTGGTCGTGGCTGAAGTACAACTGCCCGGTCGGCCGGCTCAGGTCGGCCCAGATCTTGCGGGCGACCGGGACGACCAGCTCGGCCACCTCATCGACCGGGCCGAGCACCTCGGCCCGGTCCGGCAGGTGTGCGGCCTCGATCTCATAATCCCCGGTCTTACACCAGTTGTTGACGGTCGCTTCGGCGAGCCGGACGATCTGCACCGGGGGGAGGGTGGTGTCGCTGGTCTGGCCGGGTTTGACCCCGAGCAGACTGGCCACCTCACGTGCGTACATCCGCTTACTGACCTTACCCCGGCCGGGCAGCCGGTGGGAGAAGTCCTTACCGACCGCGTGGTAGGCCAGGGCGTGTGCGGTCGACGCCAGCACTTTGGCCGGGAACCGCCCCTCGGCCTCACGGACGATCGCCTTGTTGTAGGCGAGGTACAGCCCCGAGCGTTGCTGGTCTTGCGCGGCCAACAGGGCGAGGGTGGTGGTCTTACCGGTCCCGGCCAGCGCCTCGATCACCAGGGACACCCCGGTCCGGAACGTTTCGACGATCCGTTCCTGCTCAGGGGTCGGGGTGAAGTTGGGCGTGGTGGGGCCGTGGGCCTGAGCTGGAGCTGAGAATCTCATGCCCACAACCCCACCATGCCCCTTACCCTCCTGTCAACCCCGCTTGCGAAGACGGTCGATCGGTACTTCGTGTGGCAGGCAACCCTCGTCTAAGGTACGCCGCACCCGGGAAACCAACACCACCCGACCCCACGGCCGGTCGCGGAAACCCCAAACCACGTACTCCCGGTCGCCGACCAACACGACCTCGTTCACCTCGAACCGGTCGGCCACAGACGGGGCACCTCCTCCCGATCGAGCGCCTCACGCACCATCCACCACCAGGTGTTGAACACCCGCACCGCGTGGACACGGGGGCGCCTCAGCCGGGTCACCATCCTGCCATAGACGGCCACCCGGACCACCCCCGGCGGTAGCTCCCTGATGTGACACCCGTCCGGCCCGGGCACTTCGATCCTGTCCCGCTCGAAGCAAACCTCCAGGTCATCGACCCGCTCGACGGTCTGTTCCGCCGGCAGGGCCATCGCGTGCCGGACCGCCTACTCCCAGGTGGGGTACAGCGGCCGGCCGCCCAACGTCGTACCGTTCAACGGGTCGACATCGACCCCCAGCATGGCCACACCGCCGGTTAATGCGTTTCTCCCTTCACCGCAAACACCTCGATCGCATCCAGGTCGCCCGGTCGCAGCCCGTACCGCGACGACGGGCGGATCAACAACACACCGCCACCGGCCGTCAGCTCGTCGTGTAGCCGCATACCCGGCAACGGAACCGCACTGTCGTCGGTCCACACCAGCCGCCGCCCGTCCGACACCACCTGCCGGGCCGCTGCCTGTTTCGCTTCGACCGCCTTCCGGCCGTTGAGCGGGTCGGTGAACGCTCGCCCCAGTCGGGGGAGCTGCCACAGCCGCTCCAGTTGGTCGGCGTAGGCACACCACGTGGTGCACCAGCGCACCTCGACAAGCCCGCTGCTGTGCAGGTGGCGTATCCGGTCGACCAGGGCGGGTGCCCACCGCATCTGGTAGCCGTACCCGTCGGCGTACGCGGTGCCGGAGCGGGGTGCCCCGCCCCAACCGGGGCGGGGCACGTTGACAACACCATCCACATCGAGGAGCCACACCGGGGGGAGGAGACCGGTCAAGGGTCACACCTCCTGTCGTAGACGACGATCAGATCGTGCATACCCTGCCACCGGACCGGGTGCCACTCGGCCACCTCGATCCACCCGGAGCGGAGCAGCTCGAACAGCCGGTCGTCCCCGCAGTTACCCCCGAACGGTTCGCCGATATACACCACCCGGCCGCCCGGGTAGGCGTTGAGGATGTCCGCACCGGCCGGCGAATCACACGGCGGCCAGGACAGCAACAACGTCCGGCCAGCGCCGTGTTCGGCCGCCACCCGCACCCCGTCGCCCTGGTGTACATCGACGTGGGCGACACCGGCCCTATGCCACCGGTTGTCACCGTGGCCGGGCGGTGTCAGGTCGTAGGCGAGGACATCGACACCAGCTTCGCCGAGCAGCCGACACCACCAGCCGGAGCCGGCCATCGGATCGAGCACCCGCGTCCCGACGTGGTCGACGACGAATTGGACACTGGCCGGGTCGGTGATCGTCCATGAGTAGCGGGAGGTCAACTCGGCGCGGTTCGGCGCGATGTGCGGGTTGGTCCACCAATCCACGACGGGGCGGCCGAACGGGTGGTCCCTGGTGACGTGGTGTTTGACCTCATCCCAGTAGTCGTTGGTCGTCATCCGTCTCATCCGGGCCTGCTCGGTCTCGGCCAAGATCCGGCTGGAGTAGCTGTACATACTCACTGCCGGTGCCCTTCGAAGAGGTAGTAGTAGACCGGTTCCGCCCGGTGTCCGCCCGGGGTGACCCGGGGCAGCGGTTTCCCGTCGTTCGTCAGTCGCTCGATCCGGTACCTCAGACCGTTCAGGGTGTCAGTCCAATACACGGTCGGCGGGGTGTGGATCTCCTCCCGGTGTCCGCACAGCGGACCGCCGATGAACTCGATCGTGGGCACGGGGTGGTTTCCTTTCCTCCATCTTCCTGCGGAACTCCTCCGCATAGGTACCGTTGTTAAGCGCCTTGACCTGCCGGTCGACCGGCCAGCGGAGGACACCTGCGATGGCCGAGATCAGGCCGACTGACGGCCGGCGGTGTCCAGACCCAAGCCTGGACACCGTGGCCTCACTGACACCTAACATTTGCGAAAGTTGCCGCGCGTTCATGACACATCAGCCTACCCTGGTGTTTGCTCCTGTGTCAATCGCGGTGGCGGTCGACCAGCGGGTGGTGGATCGAGTCGATACCGGCAGGGGCTAGCCCGAACGGGGCCAGGTTGTAGTCTCCCGCCCACGTCTGGGCCGCTTTCCGGGCCGCACCCCGACTCAACCCCTCGTCGACACGGATGAGGGCGACGGTGGCGGTGGACAGCAGCCGACCCGCCTCCACTCGCAGGTCGGCCATCCGGCCGGGGTCCCACCATGCCCGCTCCAGCAGGTCCCGGGTCTCCCCGACGGCGAAGGTCACCACGTGCATCAGGTCGGGGATGGCCACCCGTTCGACGCTGGAGTGGGAGATGTCCCGGTCCTCCCACAGGTCCAGGGGTTGCAGCATCTGCGCGTACCCGTGTGCCAGTCGGGCCAGACCGGCCAACCGTTCCGCCCGCACCGGGTTACGCTTGTGCGGCATGGCGCTCGAACCGACCCGCCCTTCGGGCCAGTTCTCCGACACCTCCCCCCGTGAGGCCATGAGCCGGAAGTCGAGCCCGATCTTCGAACAGACCGCCACGACCTGGGCGGCGGCGGTGGCCCAAGCGGCCAGCAGGTCGCGCGGGGCGATCTGGGTCGACTGGTCGCCCACCGCCCACAGGCCCAACGCTCGGGCGACCTCCCGTTCAACCTCGGGCGGGTTGTGGGAGTAGGTGCCGACCGGGCCGGACAGTTTGCAGAAGCACATCTGCTGCCAAGCGTCGTCGAGTCGCTGGCTGGTCCGCCGCACGGCCTCTGCCCATTGGTTGAACCGCAGCCCGAGTGTGGTCAGCTCGGCGACCTGCCCGTGGGTACGGCCGACCAGCGCCGTCGTGGCGTACCGTTTGGCACGTTCCACCAGCAGTGTCCGCAGTTCGGCCAACTGGGACTCAACCTCGGGCAGGGTTGCCTTAAACCGCAGCCCGAGCGCGGTGTCGACCAGGTCGGAGGAGGTCAAACCGTAGCCGACGTAGCGGCCGGCCGGTTTGGGGTGTTGCCGTTCCCACCATTGCAGGAACGCGGCCACGTCATGGCCGGTGGTCTGTTCGACCTTCCGGATGGCGGTGACATCCCTGCTGGTCAGGCTGTCCGGGGTCACCCCGGTGAGGATCGACTCGGCCGCCTGCCGGGGGATCACTCCTGTCTTACCCTGGGCCGCGACGACCTGTCTCCCCACGGTGAGCCACAGTTGGTACTGCCGGAGGGCAGTCCACTCGCAGCTCACCCAACTGGTCTGGTAGCGTTCATCCATGTCGATCACCATAGCATGGGGCTTGACGGCCGGACAAGCGCTGGTGTAGGGTGGCCCCGCTTGGCGGTCGACAGGCCGTCAGACCAACGTCGAAAGGCGGAGCACAAGTGGAAAACCTGATCGTCGTGGTGGGGGGCCAATTCGGCTCCGAGGGTAAGGGGGCGGTGGTCGGTCACCTCGCCCGCCGGCTGGAGCCGACCGACATCAACGTCCGAGTTGCCGGTCCCAACGCTGGGCACACCGTCTACGGCCCCAAGGGCGACCAGTGGAAGCTACGGCAGATCCCGGCCGGGGCGGTCACCAGCGACTGCCAGCTCTACATCGCCCCCGGGTCGGAGGTCGACCCCGAGGTGTTGTACGGCGAGATCACCGCGCTCGGCCGGGCCGGATACCCGATCCAGGGGCGTCTGCGGGTCGACCCGTCCGCCACCGTCATCGAAGACGACCACAAGCGGGCCGAGCAGGGCGACCGGCTGGACTTGGTGGGCACCATCGGTTCGACCGGGAAGGGGATCGGCGCGGCCAGGGCCGACCGGGCGCTGCGGATAGCCCGGACCTTCCGGGACCTGGAGGAAGACCCCACGGCCGAGCAGGTCGTCGCCCGGGCCGACCTGGTCAACACGCGGACCGTCCTGATCGAGGGCACACAGGGGTACGGGCTCGGGGTCCACACCGGGTTCTACCCCTACACCACCTCCACCGACTGCCGGGCGGTCGACTTCTGCGCCATGGCCGGGGTCAGCCCGTGGCAGGCCAAGAACATCGAGGTCTGGGTGGTCGTCCGCCCCTACCCGATCCGGGTGGCCGGCAACTCCGGCCCGCTCCACAGCGAAACCACCTGGGCTGAGCTGGGGCTGCCCGAGGAGCGGACCACGGTCACGGACAAGATCCGCCGGGTCGGCCGGTGGGACCCGGACCTTGTCGCGGACGCCGTCCGCGCCAACGGCGGGGCACCCACCGTCCGTCTCGCCCTGACCATGCTCGATCAGGTGTTTCCCGAGCTGGCCGGGGTGGCCACCCGGGAGCAGATTTGGGGACACCCGACCGCGATGGAGTTCCTGTCCAAGATCGAGGCGCAGACCGGCGCGCCCGTGGCGGCGGTCGGGACCAGCCCGACCACGCTGGTCGAACTGCCGGAGCGGGTTGGGCTGGAGTGACCCCCGGTGAGCTTGGACCGGACTGAGATAGACGAGGTTGACTGGGGCCAGATCGAGCAGTTGCTTGAGGCTGCCGACCGGGAGATGGCCGACCGGAAGGTGCAGGTCCAACCGTGGCAGACCTTGCTGTTGCAGGGCCTGTTGCGGCAGGCGGCCAAGTCGCACACCTGGGACGCCACCGGCCGGCGGCAGTCCCCGGGGCAGGCCCAACGTCTGCCCCGGGGGCGGGTGGAACGGACGGAGGGACAGCAGGTGCAGCGGGTGCAGGGGCAACCCGAGTTGGCCCGGTGGTGGGCGGAGCGGGCGGAGGAGGAGATCCGCCGGACCGTCCCCAAGGCTATCGAATACGGGTCGACTGACCTGGTGCAGATCGGCCGGACCTTGGCCGATACGCTAGGTCGGCAAGTGTCAGACGAGGAGGCGGCCGAGCTGGGGATTTACTTCTACTGTGTGGGGAAGCTCGCCCGGTGGAGTGACGCAGTCCGCCGGGGTGAGCGGCCCAGTGACGACACCCTGTTCGACCTTGGGGTTTACGTCCGGATGGCCCAGCGCGTACGGGACGCGGGGGGTTGGCCCGGCCACCCCAGTGAGGAGGTAAACCAGTGATCACGGGAGCACAAGCCCAGCGCCAGTTGGCGCAGATGCGGGCCAGGGCGATCGGCCGGTACAAGCTCACCCGGGCGAAGGGCCGGGTGGAGGAGCTGGTCGACCCTAACACCTCCAACCGGCCCGGCTACGAGGTCGGGGTTTCCCTGCAGTACGGGTGCCGGCAGATCCGGTTGAGGTTGATGCTCGGGCGGCAGTGGATCGAGGTGTTCGACTTCCCGATCGGCCACCCCTGGGAGCGCCGGTTCGACCAGCTCCTCGACGGGCATTTCGGCAAGCCGGCGGTGGCTGGTAAGAAGACAGTCGCGGGAGTGAGCCGGTGAGCCAGTTGTACTACCTGGCCGGGCCGATCGACCAGGTCGCCGGGGTGGCCGGTAGGCAGGCCTCCTCCCTGACCCGGGCGGTGTTGGAGGAGGCCGACCGGCTGGACATGTCGTTCTACGTCCCGAACCGGGCGTACGCCATCGGCGACACCCTCCCCTCCCGGCAGGTCGATGAGATCAACCGGGCTGCGCTGGACAGGTGTGCCGGTTTGGTGGCGGTACTCCCCGCCGGGGTGCCGACGTTGGGCACCCCGGTGGAGGTCGAACAGATGATCCGGGCCGGTCGGCCGGCGCTGGTGGTGGTGACCGGCGATCTGGACGTCAAGTCGGTGCAGGTCGCGGCGTGGGCCGCACACGAGCTGGCCATGGTTGTCCACCGGGGCGGTATCGGAGACGGTCTCCGCTGGCTGCGGGAGACCGCGCGGCAGCCGAGGGGTATCCCGGTGAGGGTCGGCCCGACAGGAGTGACGCCAAACCGCGCCTACCCGGATGACGCCGGGTTGGACCTGGTCTGCTCCGCCGGTTGCACGATCGAGCCCGGTGGGGCGGTCGTCATCCCCACCGAGGTGGGGATGGCCATCCCCCACGGGTACTTCGGGTTGATCCTCGGCCGGTCCAGCGCATGGGCCAGACACGGGCTGGTCGTCATGCCGGGTGTGATCGACGCGGGGTGGCGGGGCGACCTGTTCGTCTCGGTCTGGTACCCGAAGGTCGACCCGGGCGACCAGCCGATCACGGTGAAGCCCGGTGACCGGTTGGCGCAGATCCTGATCCTCCCGGTGTGGCTAGGCGGGCTGGTGCCGGTGGCCGAGCTGCCACCACACCCGCGCGGGTTGAACGGGTTCGGGTCTAGTGGCTCCTGACCGGTCGATGCTGGTGCTGCTGCTGTCCGGGGTGGCAGCCCTGCTCCTGTACACTGTGACGCTCGGCGCGGCGCGGCGAGTCCGGGCCGTGGTCAGTTGGTTGACGCTGCTGGTCGGGGTGTTCCTGGTCGGGGTGGCCCTCGGCGCTGGTCTGCTCTCTCGACTGGCCGGGTAGGGAGCTGCCCCCGCGCTGGACACGGCGCGGGGGCAGCTCGGGGAGACCCCCAGGAGCCCTCCCCCCGACTGGCGACCATCGCTGCGGGACGTGGGGGAGGTGGTAGACACGGCCCCCGGGGGGGCGGGGGTGTGCCCCGGCGGGGCACCCACACACCCAATCACGGGGTTTACCCCGTACGCAAGACCCCTGGAGTCGGGGGGGCTCCAGGGGTCTTGCCGTGCCGGGGGCCGGTCAGGCGGTGTAAACGTCGCGGACGTTCCCCGGCCTGGGGAGCGGGGACGCGGCCCGGACCTGGTGCCGCCCCTGCCGGTCGATGTCGACCCGGTAGGCCAGACCGGACTCGTCGAGGGTCACCCAGTAGACGAGCGCCTTGATCGGCCCGGCCACCGACTCCAGGTGCCGGTGCGCGTCAAACCACCTCTGGGCGTTCCGGACGGCCTCGTACAGGGGCAGCACCCGGGCGCCCGTGGCGAGGTGCTGGCCAAACCCGGCGATGTCGGCCGGGTAGGTGTGGATGGTGTCGCCGACCCGGACCTTGATCTCCTCGATCATCTTCGACCTCCATTCAACGGGAAGGGGGGGCGGGGGCCGACCCCCGCCCGGGTGCCCCCATTTTACCCAACCGCTTGCCCCCGTGTCAAGCCGCTCGGCGGGGCGGAGACAGCTCGGCCCCCGCCGGGGGCGGGGGCCGAGGGGGGCGGGCCGGTCAGGCCAGCACGGTGTAGTTACCCTTCGTGACCGTCTTCTGACCGCCCAACTTCGACTGGTAGGTCGCCGTGCCATCCCCGTCGATCTGCGCCGTGTACGTCCAACGGCCGACCTTGATCCGGGCCGTGCGGGCGGCCGGGGCGGCCGGGGCGGGCTGCTCGGGCTCCTGGACGGCCGGCCGCTCGGGCCGCGCCCCACGGGCAGCCCGCTCACGCGCCCGGGTGTCCTCCCGGGCCTGCTGGGCGATACGCCTCTCCATCGCCTTACACAGAGCCCGCTCAGTCTTGACCGCCAGGGCCTCAGAGACGCTGGCCGCCGCGTTGACCGCGTCACCCATGGACAGCACCTGGGCGGAGTGCCGACCCCAAGCGATCGTGCACTCCTCCAACTGCCACCGCACCAGATTCGAGACGAGCTTGGCGTCGTGGCCCTGGGCGAACATCCGGTTGGTCTGGGCCGTACAGCCGGTGGTCAGGATCTCAACCTCACCCGAGCCGCCGGACGGCCGGTGACCCTCGAAGTCCCGGCACTTGCAGGCGACGAGCTTGCCCTTACGGGTGCGAGGGGTGCTAGCCATCGGGGTGACCTCCTTTGGGGTAGGGGGCGGGGGGGCGGCCGGCCCCCCCGCCGTGTGCCTCCATTTTACCACCCTGGTAAGCCGACCCGCAATACCCGTCTTCAACTCCAACTCCTGCGACGGTTCGAGATAGCCCGCTTGACCTGCTCGCCGAAACCGAACCGGTTGGCGATCGTCAACGGCCGTCTCAGGGTCTCGGTCCGGTCGTTCCGCTCCCGCACCCGCCGCCCGTGCACCCCCGCCGAGATGAGCAGGCTCTTGAGTTTGGCGTCGTGGCCGGGGGCGAAGCGACTGCGCGTCGACTTCTGGCACCCGGTGCTGCCAACGACTTCACCCGTGTCCGGGTCTACGACCTCGAACAGGCTGCACAGGCATGGGTGCAGGTCACGGCTACGGACCGCCGTCCGCACCGCCGGGGTGTCCTCCGGCTCGTCGTCGCCGGCCACCTCCTGGGCCGCTCCTCCCGCGAGCTGACCGGAGCTGCCGGGGTGGTATGAGGTGGAGATCTCCCATGCCCCGTGGTCGTCGGCCTGCCCTTCTTGCGGCAACAAGTGGGGCAGGCGTTCTACCTGGTCGGCAATGGGGGTGGCCGGGTCGAATCGATAGTACCCGTGTTCCATGTGTGAGACTCCCTCGCCACGGTGTCTTACCAATGAGACAATTGTACCGCGACTGGGGGTCATCGAGGAAGTCCTATGCTTCAAGCCCGTGTCGCCCAGGGTCTTGACACGCAGACAAGGGCCGATATTAACTGGGGGTTAACCCAGGAGAGGAGGTGGTCACATGGAGGTACTGCAACACGCGGCCTGCCGCAACTACGACCCCGAATGGTGGTTCCCGCTGTCCAAGACCACGGAGACCAGCGAAGAGGCCAAAAAGATCTGCTGGAGCGAGTGTCCCGCCAGGCGCGAGTGTCTCAAACTGTCGTTCCGGTACGGGATACCCGACGGCATCTGGGGCGGACTCGACGCCGAGCAGCGACAGCGGATAAAGACCCACCTCATCGACACGAAAGGATGACCGCCGACCGTGAACGGGAGAAACCGTAGCCCGTGGGACACCTCGGACAACATCGACCTGCTGAGCATCATGCAGCGCGGACTCGACCTCAGCCGGTCCCCCAGCAGCCGATTCCCCCGCACCCGCCAAAGCCGCACGGACGCCCGAGCGCGCGCCGGCCAGCGCTGGCGACAGACGTGGGCCAGACTGACCGGCCGGTGCGCCCGCTGCCACCAGCGCCGAGGACACAGGTCCAACTGCCCGAAGCGGGGCGCACAGTGAACCCGCCACAGATCGAGGGCATGGACGATCTGCCGACCGTAGACCAACTGGTGGAAGAGTCGCGCAAAGTCGCGCTGGAATTGGCGCATGCGGTCTACCGCCACCGCAAGGCGTGGCGGGACGCGATCACGATCAAGCGCAGGATGGTGGAACGTCACGGCCCCGGCCCCGACACCGACATCAAGTGCGAGGGGGACTGGCGCTACAAGCGCGCCATGGACGACATCAAGTTTTGGCGCGAGGAAGCGCAGATGCACGCCGCTGTCCTGGCCGCGTTGAGCAACACCCCCGTCCTCTGCTAACCCCTGTTTCACGTGAAACCGGCCACGGACTGACCCACCGTTTCACGTGAAACAGACCGAGACACCCCCGGGGGTCTCCCCCCGGGGGTGTCGTCTACCGGTCTCCCGTCCACGGGGAGCGCACAGGAGCTGCCGCCCCGGGTCTCACTCCTCCATGGGCTTGTTGGGTACACGCCAAACCGCCCAGACGGTGCCGGCGGCGAGGATCAACTGCGCGACCAGGGTGCCGACCTCATCCGCATCCACCACATCGTCCGCGATGATCCCACCGACCACGGTGCACAACGTCCCGACGGCTGCCACCACAGCCTTAGCCTTGGAGTACTTCACCGGCATTTCACCTCCCCCCAAACTGGATGTGGGGAAGCACCGACACCAGCAGGGCCGCGAACGACAACACCGCGCCGAGAGCCGGCAACGGCCAACGGCCACGCTCCAACGCCCGCAGACGCTGCTCATGGTCCCGACCTTGCTCCATCAACCCGCGCACGTCCGCACGCAGGTCGACCAACTGCGTGTTGGTCGTCACCAGCAGGTCGTAGACATCTTTCAACGTTATCTCAACCACCAGCGACGGCGGGGGTTTGTCGTCAGACACCGCCACGTCACCCCTCCTGGCCGCCCAGCGCGGCGACCAGCGCGGCAGCCAAAGCCCGATAGTCGAGCTGCCCCGCCAGTTGCCCGTAGTCGACCACCCCGGCAGGTCCCGGCGGACCAGCCGGACCAGCCGGCCCGGGCTGACCATCCCGACCGGCGTACCTGCGGGCGACCGCCTTGAGAAGCTGCGAATAGGCTGCCCCGGTGAACGCGTCCCCGCTGGTCTGCTTCGACCCGTCGGCCTTCCGCATAGCCAACACGGCAGCCGAGGTCTTCGCCCCGTAATCCCCGTCAACCGGCCCCGGGTCGAACCCCGCAGCGATCAACGTGTACTGCAAAGCTTCGACGATCGCCCCCTTGTCGCCGCGCTTACACAGCATATTCCCCCCTCCTTCCAACCCCCACGGGCTGGTGTCGTCGTACGGGCCAACACTCCGGCCATCCGGCCCTACCCCCACCGACACATGGACGTGGCTGGTGTGCGGGTTGTCGCCGGAGTACCGCCGCCACCCCTCGCCGGCCCTGGCCTTAGACCAGATCTGCCGGTTGTAGATCACGTATTTGACCGCAGGGTGTCGCGGGTTAGCGACCTGCCGGGAGAACGCGTACAGGTCCAACCCGGCATTGTCGAAGAAATCGGCTGCGCAGACCACCCCAGCGTTGTTCGGGTTGTGGTCAGAAGCCCGGGCCGCGTGCTCCTCGTTCCCGATCGTGTCGACCCGGGTCCCGGGGTGCAGCGCCCGGACCTCCTCCCGCAGCACCTCCAGCGACTTCGCCAACCGCCAACCGCCCATGCCAACTCCTCTCAGGTCGCTGGTGCCACGATCACCCAACGTCGGTTGATCGTGGCCGAACCGCCGGAGGTCGTCCGGTGCATCAACTGGACGTTGTAGACATCACCAGGCTCCAGCCCCTCCACCAGGTCCTCAGCCCCGAAAGCGACCTGGTCGACGCCGACCATGGTGATCGCGCGGATGTCGGACGGGCTGACCAGCTCGGTCCCTCCGCCGACGGTCTCCCCGGTCCCGATCCGGTAGCTCAGCAAAGTGCCACTGGTGGTGTTGTCAAGCTGCCCCTTCCATTTGACCAACACCCGCCCGGTGGTTGGGGCTATGAACGCAACCCCACACACCGAACTGCCCGCCTCAAACGTGGTGCTGGTGCTGGTGACAGTGGCGTCTTGCTGGTCTTTCACCGTCGGCGGGGTGTCCCCCTCGCTGACCGGGCTACCGGCCAGTAGATCCCGCCCCGGCATCGACCCTCACCTCCTCCTGTACGCGGGCTGCCAAAGCTGCACCGAGGTCCCGGCGTCAGCAGTCTTGTCTATCCCGTTCACCGGCTCCTGCTCAACCTCGAACACCTGTGGGCTGTTGACGTTGAACTCAGTCCAGTCAACCACAACCGTCCCGTTGGTGTTCCCGGACTCCCTGCGGAACCCGACCCCAGCTCCTGTGCCTGCGGTCAGGCTGGTGTCCGAAACCCCGACCGGCCACCCGCCGGGCTGACCGTCGGACACCCGCCAAGCTTTGGCCAGCAAACTCGATCCTCTGACCCTCAACCGCAACCCCCACTCGGTCCCGGCCGTGTGGGAGACCGCCAGTTGCCGGGCGGTCCCGATCGTGGTGGCCACCCCCGCCACCCGTTTGTTGATCGTCAAACTGACCGCGCCGGAGGTGCCAATCGAGATCTGCGCCTCGTAGTAGTTGGAGAAGTCGGTCTGCCGGGCGCGTAGCCGGACGGTGAAACCCGCACCAGTGGGGACGACCGGGATCGAGACTGTCGCTTGGATGTCCTGGTCGGCCGACCCCACGTCGATCTGGGTTTCGTACAGGGTGTTCACCGCCGAGCTCGTCATCTGACCGGCGAACGACACGGTGTAGCTGCTGGCGGTCCCGTTGACCGTCCACGGGTCCTCACCCCACGACAAGGTCGGGGTGCCCCAACCGTCCGACTCACTGCGGTCGAACAGGTCCCACACGGCGCCGTAGGCGCTGACCGCCCGGACCTGCACCCCCGCGACTCGCAGATCAAACGGGTAGTGGTCGAACTCGGTGGTCCAATGGTTGCCCTTGGTCGTCGCGACCAACATCCGGGTGTCGACCCCCGACTCGTACGGGGCGACCAGGACCGACCCGGAGGTGTCCCTACGGCCCAAGGTCAGGTCGTCGCGGACCCCGGTCTGCCACGGCCCACCGGGAGTGGCGTTGAAAGCTATCTCCCAATCGAAAGCGTCCAACGTCTCCGTGTAGCCCTGGATCATCTGCAACACCGGCTCTGGCGGTAGCCACTCGGGCAGCCCAGACACTTCGACGAGCTGGCCCGCTTCCAGCGCAGCCACCTGGTGAGCGAGGTTCAGACCGGTCTCAGTCCTGTAGGCGCTGGCCGCGAGGTTGACGGTCAGGTTGGGGAACCTCGCTTCCGGCCAGGTCCCGAGGTGCTTACGCCACCCCGCCACCCCGAACAGTTGCAGGTCGTAGGCGACGTTGACCGACCCTTCCACGTCGTATGTCCCCACACCGTCCGGGTCGTCTTCCGGGTCGTTGACGTTCAACGGCCCGGAGTGTTGTATAACCCGGTAGCTGCTCCCGTCGGTCCCCCGGGAGATGGTCACGTCGTTTTCGATGAGCTGGTCGTCTTCGACCGGGCGGAACGGTTCGGCGACGTGGCCGTCCGAGTAGGACAGCTCCAGGGGCTGCCGGTTGTACAGTTGGTTGCGGGTGATGTAGAGGAGCCCGAGACGGCACCGGTCTTCGACCAGGATACCGCCGTCTGCTGCCGCGCACTCCCGCAGCAACTCCAGGAACTTCCCCGGCTTCTGCGGCCCCATACGGGCGGTGGAGGTCGAATCGCCGACCAGGGTGAATGGCACCCCCCGCTCGGCGCACAGACGAGTCAACCGGTCGCCTGCCCGCTCCTCGTTGAACCCTTGGGCCGCGTCGTCCATCGACACCACGGTCGACCCGTTGAACACCGCCAGTTGGGAGACCCAGACCTCATCCACCCCGGGACTGGGGGTGTAGGTCGCGTCTGAACCCCTGAAAGCGCTGATGACCACCACACCGGCCGGGGCGCCGACCGTGATACCGGCCAACGTCCCGGAAGCAACCTCCGTCCCGTCGATGTACAGCCGGGCCGTGACATCGCTGCCGGATTGCTCCAGCGTGCCCTGGTACAGGTGCCACTCGCTGTCGGTTTCGAACTCGTCGACGGCGATGTAGTCCAGCTCTTCCGTGGCGGTCTCGTCTTCGTAGATGGCCAACGCGATCACGCTGAGCGACGGGTCGTCGGAGACCTGGATGATCAACCGGACAACCCGGCCGATACTGGTCATGATGTCCATCGGCACCCACGCGGCGAACCCGCTGGCGGGGAGTGGGTCTTGGACGATCCCCCGGGTCATCACCGAGAATTGCCACGCGCTGGACGACCCGCCGTTGATCGGGCCGGTCATCTGATTGTAGGCACGGGGGTCGGGGTGTGCAGACCCGCTGGCCCCGGGCGGGGCGTCGTCGGTGAAATCCATCACCCCTGTGCGGACGGTGAGTGCCTGCCCGCTGGGCAGGCCGGGGGCAGCCCGGCGGCTATCGACCCCGTCTTCGAACGGCCACCAGCCGACCGGCTCCAGCGATTCGATGTAGCGGGTCATCGCGGACGCGACAGGTTTACGCGCCCGGCCGAGTCGTTTCATCAAACCGGCGGTCTGGATCGGGGTCCACCGGTCCTCCCCGGAAAGGTCCCACTCCTGCGGCCAAGTTGGGACCTCGTGGTAGAACCGCCGGTTGAGCAGTTGGTAATTGGAGAACGTCACGGCCAACGGGACGTCGGTGTTACCCTCTACCACCCAACTGGCCAACCCGGGTTTGCCGGGGGCGGTGATGCTGGTGTCGACCACGACGAGCTGCCAGTCGAGAGGCTCCGGCCCGGTCGGGTCCCACACTTTAAGCGCGAGCTGGCCGCCGTAGGAACTGGACCGTAGCCGGACTGGCTGACCCGGGGTGTAACCGATCGGCGCCGAGGTTGACCCCAGCTCCTGGGCGAAACCGCCCAACGACCCGCCGACCTTGAGGGTGATCGTCCCGCCGGGGTCGAACTCGGCCCGGCACCAGTACGAAGTGCCGTCACTTTGGGTGCGGTGGATGTGGCCGGTGACGACGCTCGCCCCAGTGAGCGAGGTCGGGATGGTGATGTCACACACCTGCTCACAGTCGGCCAGTTCGACCGGCAGCAGGGCACGTAGGACCGAGTTGTCAGTCGAGTGGTGTTGACTGGCCGCACCGGGGGTGACGCTGTACGGTGTCTCCGACCCCCAGACCGACCAGGTCTGCGGGCCGTAGAAGGTCTCACCGTCGGGGGTGTCCCCCCACCCGTTGCTGGCCGTCCGGTCGAACTCGTCTGCGACCAGCCGGACCGCGACACGCAGCGGGGTGTTCCGCCCGAGGATCCCGCTGTACTCGGACCGGGGGTTACGTAAACTGTACCGCCCGAGTCGGTTGTTGATGACCAACGAACCACTGCCGGCGTCTGCGACACTGGCCCAGTCTTGCTGCCCCCGGGTGGCCGAGATCCCGCCACCCGAGCTGGCGCTAGCAAGCCGGGTGTCGCTGCTGATGTCAACCCAGCCGAGTCCGTACAGGTAGATCTCGGTGACCACGTCGAGCGGGTGGATAGGCCAGCTCATGACCGTGCCCCCAACACCAGTTGGACGTCTCCACCTTGGTCGATGACCACCCGTCGGATGACCTTCTGCAGGAACCTGCCCAGGTCGGTGTTGTCGGTCTCCAACCGGATGGAGCGGGGGACGTTGGTGCCGCCCCCACCTCCAGCCGGCCGGGGGGTGAACGGGACTGCTCGGGGGGTGTCGGTCAACGGCCGGACCTCAGCCCCCGGGGTGAGGTTCAACAGCTCCGGGCCGTTCTCACCGACGATCGCCAGACCGCCGGTCACCGCCGTGCCGCCCTTGGCCAGATATGGGAGGTTCGGGGTGGACAGGGTGATGCTCGGGATCTTCACCCCCATGATCGTCCCGCCGCCGATCCGCAGACTGAGGTTATTCCACTTCCCGATAATCCAGTTGACGGCCGACTTGAAAGCGGATTTGACCCCGTCGAACAGGCCACGGGCAGCCGACCTCATCTTCCCCGGGAGGGTTTTGAAGAAGTTGACCACCGCGAGGAACTTGTTGACGATCCAGTCCTTGACCGCGCCGGTCGCGGCTTTGATCTCATCCCAGTATTTCACCACCAGCCCGACCGCCCAACCGATCGGCCCGGTGATGATCGCGAGGAGCAACGGCCAGTTCGCTTTGATCCAGTTCCAGACCTTCTTCACCGGGTCACCGATCTTCCCCCAGATCCAGTGCCACAGGTCTTGGAACCAGGTCGTCTTGGTCGCGATGAGCACGATCGCGGCGACGAGGGCGAGGATGGCCACGATGATCAACACGACTGGGTTCATCGCCATGACGATGTTGAACGCGGTCTGCACCGCCGTCCATATCTTGGTCGCGGTGACGATCAGCCAGATGACCGCGACCAGCATACCCAGACCTGCAGCCAGCGGGACAACCCAACTGGAGTTGCGGGACAGCCACCCGAAGGTGGCCTCGATGTGCGGCACCGCTTTAGCCAGGGTCTCCACCAGCGCCATCTGGGCCTGCCGTTTGAACCGTTCGAGCCTCTGCCCAGCAGTCTTTTGGATGGCGTCACCCGCCCGGTTGGCCGCCCCGGCGACATTGTTCAAACTGTTGGTCGCCGAGGTGAGGTCCATAGCGAGGACCGCGTCCCGCATGTCCTCCCACTTGGTGCCGAGCAGGCCGACACCCGCCGTGTTCTGTTTGACCGGGTCGTCCATCCGGCGGAGCGCGTCTAGGATTTGGTCCATCCCCTGTGCGGCCTGTGGACCGCCAGCGGCGATCTTCTTGATCATCGTGTCCGCGTCCAGGCCGAGGAGCTTGTACGCGTCCCGAGCGGCCTTACTCCCGTCGATCGCTCGGATACTGAGCTCTTTCAACCCGTCGGCGACCTGGTCGGCGTTCCGCGCACCGGCCGCCAACGCTTGGGACATCAACCCGACCGACTGGGCGCCAGTGAGGCCGAGCGACCGGAATAAAGTGGAGTACTCCTCGAACGTGTCGAGCAGGTCACCCGACTTGTTCACCCCCCGCTGGGTGGCCGCGACGATGAGGTCCATAGCCTCCTCGGCGCTCTTGGCCATCCCGGTCTTCAACAGGGAGGAGACAGCGGCCGACACCCGGTCGGTCTCGTCGCCGACGACCTGGGCGACGGTGAGGAGTTTCTGCACAGTGCTCTTCGTGGCCGAGTCGGCAAGGCTGTTCATGTCGATAAACCCCTGCTGGGCTGCATCTTTGATCGCGCTGGCGACCATCGGCATGTCCTCGCCAAACCCTGCCGCGTACACCTCGCCGGACAGCTTCCCGAGTTGGGCTGCTTGGGCGGGGGTGGCGCCAAGTTGGGCGGACAGCACACCGTCGATCTTCGACTTGTCCACCGCCTGGATCACCCCGGCAGCCAACGCCGCACCCGCAGCAGCCCCCGCGACCGCAGCAGCCCCTTTGAACTTCTCGAAAGCGGCTTTGGTCTTGTCCTTGGCGATGATGTTGAAGATCAGCGACGTGTCCGCCACCTCGCACTCACCTCCTCTTCTGGTACTCGGCCCTTAACTGGTCGATCGCCCTGCACAGGGCGTCCAACTCGGGGACGGTCAGTTGTTCGAGCTGGCGCGGCCCGAGGTGGAAGTGATGCGCCGCGTCGAGCCAGTACTGCTCGATCCGGTCTGCGACACCTCCTCGGATTTTCCCGGCTCCTCGGCAACCTCGCCCTCGTATATCTTGCCCTCCCGCTCGTAAGCCTCTCGAAGTTCGACATCGAGCGCGGCCATGATCTGCTCACGCTGCGCATCGTCGAGCTTCATCTTCCCGACCCTGTCGATGACCTGCCGCAGCTCCGCCGACGAGTATTCAACTTTCAGCTCGCCCGTGTAGAAGTTGGGGGTGTCCTCATACCGCAGCAGGGGGTGTCCGTGCGGCCCGATCCGCAGGAGATGCCACAGGAGTACCCGCCGGGCGCGCATACCGCCACTGATCACGTCGCTACGCCAGACGTCCCACTTGTCCCCGTAACGCTTCTCGATCAACTCAGCGTCAGATGCCCTCACCCGGTCCGGGTTGAACTCCCAGGTCTGTGGCCGTTCACCCTCCGGCTGGTAGGTGACCCTCATGAGACCTCGCCCCTCTCATCCCTTTTTCACTGTCCCGGCGATTCGTGCCGCCATGTCTTCGAGCGCATCCACGATCTGCGCTTTGATCTCGGACACGCCCACGTCCGCGACCGGCTCGTCGAACCACTTTGCCGGCCTGATCTGTTGGGTGACCACTTGGCCGCTCAGGGTTTTCGGGTGCCACCCCTCTGTCCTGTTGAACGCTCGGCCGGCGTACTGGAAGTTCCGTGGCATACCCCGCGCCCGTTGGATGAGGCTCACTCCGGTGTTGTCCCCCCGGAACCGGACCGCAGCTCGGGTTTGCCGGGCGATAGCCTGCCGCATCGACTCTCCGGAGTGGCCGGATGAGGGCAGCGCCAACACACGTGTGATGGTCCGCTGCCTGATCGGCTCCATCACCCCCCGTAGCCGTTTGGCCAGGTCCCGTTTCAGCCTCTTCCCGCCTTCTTCCGCAGCCAGGGCACGATCGAGCGCTTGCAGGGCCTCTCGCAGGTCGATCTTAGGCTCGATCATCGCCCCCCCACCGTCAGGTTGACGTGACCCGCTCCAGCGGGCCGGAAAGCGGGAACTGCACTTCGACCTCGGCCACGTCGCCGACCTGACCAGCGATCGGGGTCCAAGAGTTGATCAGCACCTGACCTTCGTACTGCGGGTTTGAAGACGAGACCGCACCCGAGTCGGCCCGGACCGCGAAATCCACCACCTGTCGGCGGAGGTCCCACATGATTTCGTCGAGCTGCCCCGAGTCGTAGTCGTTCTTGAACGTGATCGACAACGTCGCCGACTCCAGCCCGGCCAGGTATTCCTTCGCCCCGCCCGAACCGAAGGTGGTGGTCTCCTTGTCCTCGAAGGTGTCTTCAAGTTCGACCTTCGAACACCAGTTGGTGAGGTCGTTCCCGTCGATCGAGAGCTGTGCGTTGAGCAGTACCTTCTTCGCCATGAACCCCTCCGGCCCTACAGGATACCCACCGAGACCAGGAAAAGGAAACTCGGCGAGGTTCCGCCAACAGTATAACTGACACGTAGCCACGGCTCGTCGGTGAATGGCCCGGTGATTTCGAGGTGTTCGTACTCGCCGGTTGTGGTCTTCTGTTCGAACGTCCCCCGGCTGGTCGAACTGGCGAAATCTTCGGTGGCTGAGGACTCCACCGCGACGACCAACGTGGGTGAGGTCCCGGCGGCCGACAGGACGTGCAGGTTCGCGTACAGCTTCTGCCCTGTCCCGACCTCTCCCACCTGGTATGCCGTGCCCACTCCTGTCGCGGTCCGGGGCACCCCCGAGGGGTGGAGGCAGCGACCTTGGACTGCCGGGCCGGTCCCCTTCGCCGTCAATGACCACGGCGCGACCGCCCCGACCTCGTCGAACAGGGTGGTTGAGGTCCGGACGGCGTTGACCAGGTACATCCGCCCGCCGACCGACACGTCAGACTGTCCGTCTGCAGCGATGGTCCACGGTTCGACCACGCGCCGGTTGGCCCAGACCGCGTCATCCACCTTGCCCGGGTCACCAGCTTCCCAATACCCCTCGGCGGTGAGGTCGACCTGCTCCAACCCGGCTATGACCTCTTTGGCCCCGCCTGAGCGCCAGTTGGTGACCTCACGCTCCTCATGCTCGGTGGTGAACTCGATCTTATTGCTCTGGCCGGACAGGTCGACCCCGCCGACGAACAGCCGGGCGTCGACCAGCACTGTCTTGCTCATCAGCCACTCCCCACTACCAGGATCTCCAACTCCACCCCGTAGTACCGGGTCTCGCCGATGACGAACAACCGGTTGCCCCGGGCTCGTTGGACCCGCAGATCGTCCCACACCCCCGGCTCGTATCTGGGGCTGGCCTCCAAGGCTGTTTTGACGGACGACAAGCCGCCACTGGACATGAACTCCCGAAGCACCCGCTGCCCCTGCTGGTCGTCCGACCGGGAGATGAAGATCCGGCAGGTGACCAACAGCCGGTCGTGGTTCCCCCGGAACGTCATATCGTATTCGACGTCCATCTCGCCGACGATGAACGCCATGTCGGGGATGGCGTCTGGTACGTGGTCGAAGCAGACCAGCGACTGGCCGTAGATCGGGGAGACATTCTGCGCCCGTTCGACCAGCTTCGAAGCTACGGCGTTGTAGTCCATCAGGCCAACCCCAGCAGCCGGTAAGGTTCGACCAGCGCCCGGACGTCCGGATCGAGGTTGGGGATACGCATCAAACCCCACTCCGCCGACCCGGCAATTCCCTCAGGGCTGCCGGGGCGGCGGGACAACCGCAGGGCTTGGAGTAGACACGCTTGCTGGATCGGTGCCGGCACCGCCGGCCACCCCCACACGGCGGTGACGGCGACCTGTCGGTCTGCCCAGTTGCGGCCGGGGAGGAACAGCGCGCTTGCTGGTCTGTTCTCCGCGAAACAGTTCGGGGGGTCTGCCTCTGCCGTCGGGTACCCATCGACCTCGAAGTCGGAGGAGGCGATGTCGGGGACGATGAGTTTCTCGCCCAACCAAACCCCCCGGGCGCGGACGGGGTGGACCCGGCCGACCGTGGACAACGTCCTCGTCTCGGCGTCTTCACCCTTGCCGAACACCCGGCCACACCGGTCTTCAATCGCCCGACTGGCTGCTTCGATAGCCAATTGGAGGAACTCGTCACGGGTGGTGTCGCTGGTGGGGATCTTCAACGCGCTTTTGAGGAGGGCAAGTGTCGTGTACTCGGTCAACCCGCACCCCCTCTACTCCTCACGAGAGCCAACCCGACTCTTACATTCTATCACTCACAGGATTGTCGCCCGGGAGGGCGACAGGACACAGCGGGCTGCCAACTGCGCCACCCGGTCCACCTGCCAGAGGAATTGCGGACTGGCGCGCCACGACTCGTACACCGCCCGGTCTCTCGCGTACAACTCGGGGTGGTTGACCCGGCGGTACTGCTCGTCCCACCGTCCCTTGCCGGCCAGCGGGTGCATGTGTTCGACCAGCACATCGGGCAGGTACTTGATCACCCCGGCGGCTTCGCCGAGCGCCTTCACCACGTCGTCGCAGTACAGGTGTGAGACCGGCGCGGGGACCATCCCGCCCAGCAGTTGGACCATCTGGCGGGACATCGCCCACCAGGTGGGTAGCCGTTGGTCTTGGAAACCGTCCCGGCCGTAGACGACCAGCCAGCGGGCGGTGGCGTTCAGGACTTGCTCCAGCCACCGGCCGGTGCGTGGGATGTGGTCGTCACCGAGGAACACCAGCGTGCTCAGTTCGCAGTGCAGGTCGTTTTCGATGGAGAACCGGGCTGCGGCGTTGAGTTTCGGGACCAGGGGCTGCCACGACGAGCGGGTCATGAGCTGCGGTCCCCCCGGTCCGTTGACCGGGGGGAGGGACTGTATCACCTGCTGGTACTCGTCGTGGCGGGGGTCGTCCGCGTCGATGATGTAGAGGACATCGGCGATTTCGAAGACCGCCGTGTCGTCAAACGCCTTGACCTGTCGGCAGATTGACTCTGGCCGCCCCCTGGTCGGCACCAATATCCGGGCTGCCGTCACCGCTATTCCCCCTTCTTCGTGGGGTTGCGGTACAGCTCCTCGCCGACCCAGATCGACTTGTGGTGGGTGGTCTTGACCCCGGTGTGGACGAACACGGGGCGGTTGACCTGTGCGACTCGCCAACAGAACGACAGGTCTTCGGACACCACCCGCCCGTCGCCGTACTGGGCTAGGTTGAACCATTGGTCGCCGAACTTCTCGCGGATGTCGACCAGGACCTGCCGGTGGATTAGCAGGCAGGCGGCGCCGGTCCCGGCCACCCGCAGCAGGGTGTCGGGCGGGTATTCCCACCGGTTGCCGAAACCGATGTGTCCGTCCTGGTCCTGGTTCAGCCCGAAGATGGTGGGGACGGGTGTGGTCCTGTAGCCGCCGTAGCCGTCGGGGGCGACGTTCTTGAAGGCGAAGCACAGCGCGCCGACGACGCAGGGTCCTTCGGCCAGCGCGGCCCGGACCAGTTGGTCGACGACATCGGCGGGGAAGCCCATGTCGGTGTCTATGAACCACAGCCACTCGGCCCTGCTGTCACCGTCGAGCATGGTTTGGGCGGCAAGGTTGCGCCCCTCGGGGATGCTGTTCGGGCCGGAGCAGTGGACTGCGTACGGTGCCCGTAGCCGCCGTAGGTTGTTCGCGTCATAGACCAGCAGCCGGGTCATACACTGGTGCCACGAGTGGGACACCGTATCCTGGTGCAGGTAGGCGGGCAGCACCGTCCCCGGGAGGACATTGGGAAGGGCTTTCCCTTGGTCTTCCTCAAATTGGCGATTCTGTGCCGGCATCTCTGGCCCCGTCTCGCCCCCAGGAGCCTTCTCAACCGGCATGCCGGTCACAGGTCTTCCGTGCCCTTCTTCGCCGAAGCGGAACCCTTCGAGGCCGTGTCCTTCCTCGCCGGCCGCTCCAACCGCACCCCCCCCGGTCGCTGCATCGTAGTCTCAACCCGCGCAGATCGCGCCAACCGGATCGACGCTTCCGGTTGACCATCCTCGAACAGGTCTGGCCGTTCCAGGGCCAACGGGTGGTCCGGGTCGATCGACTGCCCCCGCGACAAGACCGTGGTACCCCGCGACCAGCGGACCACCCCGGAGAACTTGGAGAACTTCATATGCTCGCCCCTCACAGAGCTGGACACCCCGCCGTGTGGCGGGGGTGTCGGCCGACACGGCGTTGCCGCGCGTGCCGGCCGACCCCGATACGCCCAGGATACCAGACCGGTCGCCCCCCTGGGCGAGAGAAGAGCGACCGGAGTTCGACCTAGGAGGCCTTGTTGGTCAGCAGTTGGAACGCGGTCGGGTCGATCACGTCCGCACCGACCCGGGCGTAGGCGAACCACCCCCGCTGGCCGGTCGGCATGTTGTTCGTCCGGTCGAACAGCATCGGGACGAACTCGATCGACATACCCGCCCGCTGGGCGACCAAGTACCCCTGGAAGTCACCGACGACCAGCAGAGCCTGCGAACCGGTGCCGGACGGCATGTCCTCCATGTAATCGTTCATCGGGTACTCGCGGCCGAACAGCCGGGGCAGGGCCTCGTTGGTGATGTTGACCGAGAAGTTGGGGTCGACGGTGCCGAGCTGCCGAATGGCGTTCTGGACGTCCGTCGACGACATCCACGCGGTGTTCTGCTTCCGGCGGTGCCGCTGGGGCAGCCGCGCCCACATGTCGTAGATGTCCGGGCCGGAGATCGCACCGGCAGTGGCCACCTCGGTGGACACGTCGGGGTCGGTCTGCGCGGCCAGCACGGAGATCAGACCCTGTGGGGTGTCCGAACCGGTCCCGGTCGTCAGCTTCTCGGCCAGCAGCTCCGAGTAGCCCGACCCGAGCAGCTCCGACATCCGCTCGGCGAAACCCGGCCAGTCCTGACCGATCTCGATCGAGAAGGGGATGAACCCGTCGGCCCGGTAGGTCGGCACCTCCGGTTGGGCGATCGTCGGGGCGTTGTCCGTCGCGGCGGACGCCTCAGCGCCGAACTTCCACGACACCCCCGCGCTCGACAGGCCACGCCAACGGTCGTTGGTGATCGTCTCCACCCGGGCAAGCCGGAGGATGTCGTTCTCCGACCCCTGCGCGGTGAGGATGATCGTCGGGTCGATCACCACCGGGACCGCGTAACCGCCGGTCGCTGGGCTGCCGACGGCCATAGCGCGCTTCAGGTAGTTCACCCGCTGGATGGCCCGCGCCTCGTCCGAGTCGAACACCGGGGCAAACCCGCTTGCCGCCTTCTGGAACGCAGACCTGTAGCGGGGGTCACTGGTCGCGACCGTGTACGCGGCCAGGAGCTCACCGTCGGTGTCGCCGTTCTTGGTGCGGAACAGGGTGGTGAGTCGCTCGCGCTGCCGCCCGGTCAGGTGGCCACCGATGTGACGTTCGTCCAGCACCCGCTGCGCCCGCTCCTGGAACATGGCGTGCGTGTGGTGGTCGTACCCGAGCTGCCGGTAGTCGATGTCGAACAGCTCGCCCTCGTTCGGCTTCACGTGGACCGCAGGGGCACCGAACCACTTCCGGGCCTCGTTGAGCTTCCGCTTCCGGTCCTCGCGCTCCTTGGCCTCAGCCTGGAGCTGCTTGATCTCAGCCTCGTTGTGGCGCAGCTCGGCTTCAAGCTGGTCCCACTTCTCCTGCAGCTCGGCCTTACGGGTCTGGCGCTCCTCCACACTCAGGTTGGAGTCGGTCCCGCTGACCGTGATCTCCTGGTCAAGCTTCTCCATCTCGGCCAGGATCGACCGGCTACGCTCACGCAGCTTCTCAATCTCATCCATGTCAAACATCTCCTCGCTGGTGCTTCAACCGCCACAGGGTGAGTACACGGTGGCGGTGTTCGCGTTCCTCCTGCTCGCGAGGTGTCGTGCGGGCCGACGTGTCCACGTCGGGTGCGTTGACGGGCTCGACTGGCCGGTACTGCCGTACCGGGTGAGACGAACGGAACTCCTCCAGCGATTGTACCATGAAATCGAGCCGGCGGGACCCGCCCCTGACCTCCAACGCACGCACATAGGCGTCGGTGACCGCCAAACCGCGCAGACCAGCAGTCGCGGACGGGTTGGCCGGGAACGTCACCGGACCGGCCTCCATCACCCGGGCTTCGGTGATCGTACGCTCCGGCAAACCCTCCGGGTTGTAGTCGCTCGGCTCTGGCTCCTGGTTCCACTCCTCCCGGACCACCTCGAACATGAAGCTCGAACCGTAGCCGCCCTCCCGCAACCCGGGCAGCAAGTCCCGGTTGTACGAGGTGTCCAACAGGGGTACCTCCAAGACCGGCCCGTCGGCCTCCTCCTCGAACCTGGTGGGCACCCCGAGGATCTTGTCCCCGATATGGAAGTCCGTCCCGTGGTTGAACAGGCTGAGGGTCGTGTAACGGCCGTCGGGGCGGCGGGAGTTGCGGGCCGTCCGGCGGAACGCACCGGGGACAGTCCGCTCCAGGAACCTGCCCTCCCAAAACGAGTTGATCTCGTACCACCGGTTGAACGGCGAAAACCGCACCTCCATCAGCCCGAGCGTGTCCCCGCCCCCCTCGCTGTCCGCCCGCAGTTGCCAACGAGCGAACCGCAGCACAGGGACCCTTGCCGCTTTGTCCATGTCACTCCTCTTCCGGCTGCTCTTGCGGCGGATTGTCCTGCTGGTCCCCGTCGGATGGTGGGGACGCGGGCTGCGACGACTGCGCCCAGGGCTGGTCCCCCCACGGGACCCGTGGTTTGTTCTCTTCGTCCCGGACCTCGTTGATCACCACCGCGCCCGTCCTCAGGGCGATCTCATGCTTACGCCACCGATCGAGCGGGTTGGTCTCCAAGAAAGCATCCCGGTTGTAGACCGCGTACTGGGGTCGTGGCAGGAACTGCGACAGGAGCCGCTCGAACCGTTTAAGCCACTTGTTGGCCGCGTACTTCAACACGGCCAAGTCCCGGTCGACCGCGTTAGAGTACTGCATGGTGCCGCCCGTGTCGTAGCCCAACACCTCTGCTATGCCCGGGCCGAAGATCCTGCAACACTCCGCTGCGGAGAAATTCTGGGTCTCCAGAAACTGCGACTCCTCGGGCGCCACCTGCACCTGGTCGAACTTCCAGCCTTTGCCCAGCACCAACGGTTCCCGACTGCCGAACAACGCGGCCAAGAAACGTTCCTTGGCCACCCGGGCGGCCGACTCCCCCACCTCGGCCTCAGAGTTCGAGAGGATGCCGCCGGGGTGTGCCCCGTCCTTGAACCATTGCTGGCCGAACCGGGTGGAGGCCAAATTGACCCCCAGGGTGGCCGCGTGGGCCGCGATCGGGGACAGCCCGAGCACAATCCCTGGGATAGGGTTCACCCGGCGGTGCAACACCTGCGACTCCGGTACCTCCCGACCCTGGACGATCCACACCAGCCGGTCACCCGCCCAGTGGACATTCACCGTGTCCGGGTGCCACGGGGCGACCTGCCGGAGCATGCCGGTCGGTCCCTGGTCGATGATGTGGCCGTAGAAGTTCCCGCGCAGTAGCCAAGACACCGCGACCTGGTAGATCCAGTCTTCCAGACCCTGCCCATCACCCGAGGGGTCTTCCAGGTACCCTGGCATCTTCACCGGGACCCGGTCGGCCCCCGTACCCCGGTAGAACTCCAGCGGGGTTTCGGCGCAGATCGAGGCCAATAGGTCGACAGCCGACCGGACCGCCACCACCTGCAGCGACGACTCGGCCGAGCTGATCTCGGTATCCTGGTACGACCGGCCGACCAGACCGGCCAGCACCTCGTCTAGCGGCCGGTAGTCCCAGTACCGTTTCTCCGTCTGGGTTGTCTCCCGCTTACGCCTCCACCAAATGCTCACTTCGACCACACCCTGTCCAGCCAAAGCAAAAACCCACCGGCAGCTATCCACCCCAGCGGGCTCCAGATCTGGTAGAGACCGTACACCACCAACGCCGGACCGGCGAGCGACAGTAACAGACTGGCCAGGGCCAGCGCCCAGCGGGCCACCCGGCCGGCGGCACCGGCTGGCCGCACCGCCACCCGCTGGATCATCTACACCCCCCGGAGATCTGAAACCCCCGACGTAAACCAGGATACCAGCCCGAGCAGCCTGGGAGGGACAGGAGGTCGCAGCACGCTACCAGATGTTGTCCTCCGGGTTGTAGGTCGACTTGACCTTGTCGATCCGCTCCCGGTAAGCCCACATCGCCAAACCTACCACGATCGCCGGTCCGACCTCGATCCCCCGGCGGTGGTCCCACGTCATACCCCCTGCCAGCGGACGACCGGGGGCGAGAATCGCCCGGTTAAGCGGCGGCTCGTCGTGGTGTCTCAGGGTGCCGTTCTTCGCCGCATCCACCATCATCCCGTAGGCCGTCGCGACATCGGCCATGGCCGGTAGGATGAGGTCTCCCCGCGCTGGCCGGTCGGGGTCGACCGGCAGTGAGATCCCCTCTTTCGCAAGGTCCCGGACGGTGGTCTCGCTTTTCACATCGACCGTCACCGCGACCGGGTTAAGCCGCCCGACCAGCGAGACCAGCTCGTCGAGTAGCCAATCTGTCCCCACCCGGTGCCCCAGCAGGCCAACGTTCCACACCCCATCGACCTGCCCAGCAAACCCGATCGTCGCATGGGTGCGCTTCGTGTTCACGTGGAACGCGATGGCGAGGTCTGAGGGGAGTCGCCGAGCGTGCACGGGGAGGATCCCGGCTTCCCACTTGTCCTGAGGTATCACCCGGTCGGTAGCCCGGGAAGACCGGGGCAGCCACATCCCGCAACGTTCCATGGCAAACGCCCGGGTCGGGCCGAGGGTCGACAGTTCATCCTCGATCGTCTGCCGGTGGATACGGATATCCATCGCGGGGTTAGCCCGTTTCCAGGTCTGCGGGTCCCGGAGGGCAGCCACCTGCGCGGGGTCGTCGAAGTCGACCGTCTCGATCCCCCAGTCGAGCCACATCAGGCGCGGCGCCCGGCTCTCACCTGCTTCTTTCAGGTTGTAGATCCACGCGTCTGAGGTCGCGGCGTCGTCGTCCTCCGGCCGGGGCGGGGTGCCGAAAAACCAGATCTGCCAGTCGTCTTGCGCGGCCACCACCGGGAGGATGGCCGCCATCTGCGCCGCGATCAGCTCCTGCGCCTCATCCAACACCACCTTGCGTGCGGAGAAGCCGCGACCGGCGCCCCTGGTGCGGGACATGAAACGCAGACGGGCGCTTTTCATCGAACGGACCAACTCCAGCCCCTGTTCGCCGTTGGCCTGCCAGTACCGGTTGACCAGCGGGTCGAGGTCGGGCGACTCCCGGACCAGGTTCCGGATACGGATGAACGCCTCCTGGGCGGTCCTGTATTCGTGCGCCGAGTGGATGGTCAACCGTTCGCCGAACAGGAACAGCCACCCCAGCTCCAACGCCATGATGATCTCGCCCTTGCCGTTCTGTCGGGGGATCCAGCAGCCACAGCGGGACGCGGCTAACTCCAGCCGGGCGGTCTCCGGGTCGGCCACCTGGCCGAGTCCGTTCAACACCACCCACTGCTGCCACGGATCGAGCGGGCGGTTGACCCGGTTCATCAGGTCGATGACCTCGGTGCCTGCCGAGGTGGCCCAACTGGGGATCGAGTAGACTCTAGGAAGCTGCATGGCGTTGCTCCCGCGCGGCCCGGGCCTGCTGTAGCTGCTCGATCAGCGACGGTCCCTGGGTTTGGTCCCGGTGTTCCCGGACGACCCCAAGCCGGCGGAGCTGGTCGATCAGCTTGCCGTAGGCCAGGGCGCACTGGCGCAGCTCGGCCAGGGCGCGGTCTACGACCAGTTCCACACCGCCCGTCTCGGTCTGCACCGCGACCAGCAGGTCGCGGGGGTCACCCAACTGGTCGGCGAGGTTGTCGAGCCGATCTAGCAACCTACACGCTTGTAACACCAAACCCCGGTGTGCGGCGTGCAGGGTGTCGCCCCGGCACTCGTCCCACAGGACCCGCCCACTGGCACCCAACCCGTCGGGAACACCCATACCCCCAGTTTACCAAGGGGGTTACCCCCGCTGGGCGGCAGCCAGACGGGACAAGTGATGGCCGGTCATGTCGTGTCCGGCGATACTGCGACAGGGCGAACCGGCCGGGCGGTGGCAGGTCGGACAATCGACATCGAGAGGGGTCAACTCGGCCATGCGTCCAGCATAGCAGACGGCCCCCGACCCGGGGCGGACCATCGAGACCCCGGGTCGGGGGCCGAGGGGAGGGAGTAACGTCAGTAGAGGCGGCCGGTGTTGCGGCGGTAGCGGGTGAGCGCCTTCTGGCGCTCCTCGGCCAGGGCGACGGCCC